CTACCTCTGCGCCAGAGGCGTCAAGAGGGAACACTGGATCTACAAGGAGTACGTCGGCACGCCGGAGCACCCGATCGCATGGGACGGCGACTCCCACCCCTCGACGCGGTCCAAAGTCAAAAAGCCCGACTGGACGTACCTGAAATTCAAGACCTACGATAACCAGAAAGTTCTCGACACCATCGCCCCGGGCTACATCCAGGCCCAACTCGACGCGCACAAGGACAACGTCGCCTGGATCAAGATGCAGATCGACGGCGAGTTCGGCTTCGACATCGAGGGCCGGTCGGTTTTCGAGTGCTACCGCCCCGAGATGCACGATGCCGAAATCCTCGAGGACCCGTCCCTCCCGATCCTTCGCGGCTGGGACTTTGGTTATAACCGTCCGGCCGTGACTTGGAGCCAATACACAAGAGAGGGTCGTTTTCTCGTCCTGAAGGAGTTCTGCCCGGTCGGAATGGGCCTCCAGCACGTCTGCGAGAACGTACAGGCCCTCCAGAAGTCGTGGTTTCCGACGCGCTTGGAGCACAACTACCGCGACTACGGGGACGCCACGGGCGACAAGGCTAACGACACCGGCATCGAATCGCTCGAATTCGTCGAAAACTTCTTCACGACCGCAGTCGAAACCCGAAAAGCCAGGATCAACGTAGGCCTTGAGATCCTCCGAAACCTGATGTCGCGCCTCACTAGGAAAGGTGAGCCGCGATTCGCGGTCGATTACTCCTGCGAAAGGCTTCGGGACGCCCTCGGAGGGGCCTACTACTACCGCACGGACAAGACCGACGAGTCCCCGATCAAGGGCGAGGGCTACGATGACGTGGTCGATTCGGTCCGGTACGTCTCCCAACTGGTCGTCGAAGAGGTCTTCGAGAGGCAAATTGACCGGCCGAGGTCTTCCGGAGCGGAAGCCTTTGCCTCATACTAGCGCCGTGTTAGTTGGATTCAAGGCGAGGAACCACCCTCAGCAGGTTGCCTTCTGGGGTTCGGACGATTCCGTCGATACCCGCATCACGCCACGCTGGCTCTGGGAGCAGCTGGATCGAGAGTTCGGGCCGTTTTCGCTCGACGCTGCGGCTGACTCCCATAACGCTAAGTGTGATCGCTACTTTTCGATCGAAGACGACGGCCTTAGCAAGCCTTGGGGCGGCGTTGTCTGGTGCAATCCTCCGTTTTCCGATTTGTCGCGATGGGTTCACAAGGCTACGACCGAGCTTTTCCGGTGTGAGCGGATCGTGATGTTGGTTCCAGCGAACAGAACAGAGCAACGATGGTGGCACGCTTACGTCGAGCCATACAGGGATAGGGACGGTTCGGTGCTGAAGGTCCGTTTTCTTCCGGGCCGTCCTGAATTTGGCCCCGCTCCTACCGACGGAAAAGGAAACCGACCGCCATTCGGGTGTGCGCTTCTCATTTGGGAGAAGAGATGAACGAGTTCAAGCAGATGTCCGTTCCGATCACCCTCCACACTAGGGCCGACGAGCAGTTTATGGAGGCTCTTGAGCGGGCCACGAAGCAGCACGAGCGTGACATGACTCACGACTTGGACATGTTCGAGGACAAGGAACACGATCCGAATTGCGATATCTGCGCGAGGCGCCGTGAGGAAGCCAAGTACTGCCACGAGTGCGGCCGGGAGTACGACGAGTGACGCAGCCATGCGGAAGCCTTTGCCTCATACTAGCGTCGTGTGCGGCTGTAACGCCTTTTCCTGCTGGCTTCGCGAGTTTGGCCAGACGCACGAAGCCTACGAACGGAAGATGGTAGAGGACTGGCGGTTCGTGAAGGTCGGAAACTGGTACGTCAACCCTGATTTTCTCGACTGGACTAAAGAATGACGCAGCCATCATCCTAGGCGCCATGAACGATAAAAGGTTCGCCAAGTGTGCCAAGTGCTGGTGTTGGGGATTGCTTGATCTGATGGTGGACTCTCCGCGTAACGCCTCCGAGCCGTACATTCACCGGGACATAGATTTTTGTGTTGCGGCTCTGGCCCAGAGGATGGGAGCGGAGGAACAGGAGGCCGCTCAGGTTCGCTTGGGCCTCAAAGAGAACGGTCCGAAAGAGTACGACGGTCCTAACGGGATCTAAATGACACAGCCATCGAGCCGCGACCCTAACGAAGCGCAGGATTCGCCTAACGTCGGTCCCCCTGCAACCGCGCTTCGCGGCTCCGGAGCCACGATGGACTCCGACGGCCGCCCCCTTCAGGACGCGGACATCGAACGCTTCTTTGCGACCTGCCTAGAGGACGCGGATCGCTACCGCCGCAAGTTCACCGCGTCGTGGTTGAAGCAGTATAACCAGTACAACCAGATCATGGACGACCAGACGAAGGCCGAATGGCAGTCGCGCCTGTTCATCCCCAAGGCCAAACAGGCTGTAGACCTCTCGACCGCACGCATCATGGACTCCATGACGTCCAATGAAGACTTTTTCGACATCCTGCCCTACACCAAGTCCGACGACGTTCGCACGGACACCGGCAAGAAGATGATAAAGTGGCAACTCGCCAAGTCGAGTTGGAAGGAGCCCCTCAAACTCTCAGTAAAAGACGCCCTGATCTGTGGATTTGGCCCCCTGAAGGTTACTTTCGAGGAGTCCCAGGACACGGTTACAATGGAAATGACCCCCGGGAACCCTCAACAGGCCCCGGAACCACGCCGGCGCCTCCGATTGGACTCCTATCTGCCCACCGACGTCTGGTTAGACCCCACGGGCCGCAACCGGTTCATCATCACCCGCTCCAAACGCGACCTCTCGGACCTCTGGGACATGGCAAACCAGGGAATCTACGATCCGGACAAGGTTCGGGGGCTCCGCGGGGGCTCCGGAGACCCTCAGCGGGACATCGAGAACTCTCTGATCCGCCGGGACACCCCGTACATCAACCAGGACCAGGGAATCGACCTTTACGAGTTCTGGGGCGACCTTCCCGACCCCTCAAACGGCGCCACGGTCTACAAAAACTGCTTTTTCACGATCGCGCAGAAGAAAACCCTCATCCGAAAGCCGCAAGGCAACCCATTCCGGCACGGCAGACTGCCATTTATTGTCATAACGGCGTCCCTTTCCCCGCACCAACTGTACGGATTCGGCTTAATCGAGCCCGGATCCCTCATCCAGGACGCCTTAAACCGCTCCTGGAACATCATCATGGACAAGCAACTGCTCCAGGTGCCGACCCTCCAGAGCGTTCCCGGCGCCCTCCGGAACCCCGAGGAGCTCGCCTCAGACCATCCGAAGTGGTCTCCGGGCAAGATGTGGCAGATCAAGGACCCGACGAGGCCGGCATTCGTGCCGGTTTCCGGCTTCCAGCCGCCGTCCCAGGAGGATTTCCTCATCGTCGATCGCCTCTCGGCCTTCTACGATCAGGTCACGGGCGTCAACGAGTTCGCGACCGGCACCCCTCAGACGCAAAACCGCAAGACCAAGGAGGAGGTTCAGGCCCGTACCCAGGCCACGGTGCAGGTTTTCAACGACGTCGCGCAGCACATCGAAGAGTCCGCGCTCTCGCCTCTCATCAAGATGATCTACTACCTGATGGTTCAGTTCGAGACGGAGTACGACGACCAGAACCTTCTCCAGATGTTCGGCGAGGAACAGGCGCTTCTGATCCAGCAGTTGAAGATGATGCCCGCGGAACAGCGATTCCACGCGATGTACTTGGACGCTGAGTTCCGGGTCACGGGCGTTTCGCTCGCGATCACTAGGGAGCAGCGGATCAACCGTCTCGTGAACTGGAAGCAGATGATTTCGTCGGATCCGGGCATGATGATGAGCCGGTCGATCGCGGAAGAGTTCCGCATGTGGCTGAAGCTCTTCGACATGCCGCAGACGTTGGTGATGCCGTTCGAGCAGCAGCTACTTCAAGCGGAGCAGCAGGCGATGTTGGCTCAGATGATGGGGCCTGCGGCTCCGGGCGGCCAGCAGGGGCCGCCGGGTCAGAACGCGAACAACAAGCAGCAGGCCGTCGCGGCACAGTCCCGTCAGGCGGGCCAGAAAGAAACCGCGCCAGAGCCCGCTCAGGCGCAGAGGCCACAATGAAAAACGATGAAGATGAGAAGGTCGTTTCTTTCGATCCCTCGCGGGAACCGGCCGCCGAAGACGACGATCCCTACTACAAGCGGTGGGCGATCATCTACGAGACCAGAGGACCGGAAGCTGCCCAGAAGTGGATGAATCGCCATGCGATTCAGGCGCACCAGTGGGAGTGGAATGCGGCTTTGAAGAAAAAGAAGGCGAGTGTTCCACGTGGAACGTCCCAGACAGACAACTAGGGAGGAGATCAAGGCTCGCCTCGGAATCTCCCAACTTCCCGAGACGCGCTACGACGCTCCGGACCCCGGCGAGTCTCCCGCGGCGGTAAAACTCTGGAAGGCCCTGAAGTGCGTGGACGTCATCGAGACGTGCGCCTTTGAACGCTACATCCCGCCGCGCATTGTCATCGACCAGACGATGGACCCGTACAGCCTTTCGACGGAGAACACTTGGGCCGCCGCGGTTCGTACGGACGTCCCGATACCCTCTCACGTCAAGATCGAGAGGATTTGTGGCATCGGGGCAACGCCGAATGCTCACCACCACTACATCTGGCTCGCCCAGATTTTCGGCCAGCACTGGGACGAGCTCGGGCCCGTCGGGTCCTCTAGGCCGCTCGTCTGGCGAACCAACGGCTACGAAGGCTCCAAGCCCTTCCTCGGCCTGATCTTCAAGTTGGATTTCTCACCCGGCGACAGGCTCAACGTCGGAGCCAACTGGGCTTTGATGATGGATAAGCCCGCTCCGGTCCTCCCAGACTGACGTTTTTCGTCTCCACTTGACATTTTCTGTCATAGGGCAGACTCTATCTGCCGAGAGGAGACTCTTATATGTCCCTTGAAAAGGCTTACGGCGACTCGAATGCGATGCCCGGCAGCGGCTCGCGCCCCGAAACCAACGCGATGGACAACTCCATCGGCATGACCGGAGTTACCGTCGTTCCCTTCCCGTCCCAGAAGCCCGCCCAGCTGAACTCTGACGTCAGCATCACGGGCGACTTCCCCTTTACGGAAGTCAACCAGGGCACGTCCGTTGGTGCATACGACGAGCAGCCCGAGACGGTTTCCTCGGAGACTGGCAAGTAGTCATGGGCGGCAAGATGTTTGGCTTCGCGGTCAAGCACACGGAAGACCGTCCGTGGGCCGAACGCGGCTTCTTCGAGGTCGCCCCCTCGCAGACCTACGCCAACGCTCCGGACTGGGACATGCGCAATCAGGAGATTTCCGAAGACGGGACAGATCCCCTTCAGGACATCTACGGCCCGAGGGATCTCGCCAAGGACGCCCAACCGGACGGTAAGGTCAAGAACTGAAGACTCCCTCCGATACTCCGATCTGGCTCGATCGAGCCCTGACTGGTTTGCGTGAGCAAATCGAATCGGAGATCCTGACTTTCACGGGCGAGTCCGACTCCGCACTCTTAATCATTGGCAGTTTCCGGGCCTTGAAGCGCCTGGAGTCTGAGATTGAGACGGAAGCGGCTTCCGAAGCCTCGAAACTGCGGGAAATGAGAGGAAAACTCGTTGGCCGAGAAGAAAAAGGAAACTGAGACCCCGCCGCCGGCCACGCCGGCAGCCCCTTTGGCTCCAGATCCGCAGGTCGTAGCGGCATTCAAGGCGTCAGAGGACGCACGTCTCAGGGCTGAGCGGCGTGCGAATGAAGCTGAAGACTTCGCCCGTCAGACCGCAGCCCGCGCCGCGCAGCCTCCCCCGCAGCAGTTCGTCGATCCCCTCATCAAATACTCCCAGGAAGACATCACGATGTCTCCCGAGGACAAGCGCCGGGCGCTTGCCGCGGCGATGGACGGCCGAGCGATTGCCGCCGCGGAGCGGGTCGCGAATCAGCAACGCGCCGAACGCGCCCAGGAACGCATCGCGATCGAAGCCCAGACCGCGATCAATTCGGTCACGATGCGCCGGCCGGAACTCTCCGACCCAAAAGCCTCCGCGAACTTCGCCGCGGCGATGACAAAAGCGAAGTACGAGGCCAACGCCCTCGGCTACGAGCCGTCACCGACTCAGCTAGTGATCGCCGCGGAGAAGACCTACGACGAGATGTTCCCCGGCGCCCCGAAGCCCCCTTTTACCGAAGGCCCCGCTATCGGCTCAGCAGCGATGCCGATGACGCCTGACGGCAAGCCGCAACGCTCGGAGCTCGAACGCACGTACAAGATGAAGGCCGGGATGATCAAGCCCATGTACGACCCGGGCGATCCCGCGCAGATCGACCAGCTCAATTCGCAGTACGTCGGTGCCCGCATGAAGGGCCTGATGGAACGCGGCATGAACACGGATTACACAGACATCATCAACCGTGCGATCGAAGAGGGCACTGAGCCCTGATGAAGGAGTAAGGAGACTTCTATGCCTCTACAGGTGTTCGGTACCTCGTCTCTCGGCGGTTATACCGCGACAGCCTCGATCGACTCGGAACTGCGGCAAAGGGCAACCAAGACCACCTACCATCACCAGATGGCCTTGGGTCTTCCGTCCTACGGCCGGCACCGCTCGGATCGCATCCTCTTTGACAAGATGGGTCGCGTCGTTACCCCGCTGAACCAGACCGGCATCGGCGAACTCGACGACATCCCGGTGACTTCCTTCCCCTTCGTCCAGGGCCAGGTCATCGCCACGGAGTACGCGAACGCGGTCGAGTGGACGGAGAAGTTGGAAATCTTCTCCCAGTTCCCGATCGGCAACTCGGTGGCCCTAGTCCTGCGGCAGGATCAACTCGAGGGACTCGACAAGGTCGCCTATGCGGCTTACGCGCTAGGCCGAGTGTTCTATACGCCAACCTCAGCGACGACCGGAACGATCTCGACCGCCGGAACCCCAGCGACGACTGCCGGCTCCCCGATGACGACCTCGCACGTCAAGGACGTCACGGACTACATGCGGACCAACGCGGTGCCCCCGATCGCGCCGGGCAAGTACTTCTGCATCGCGCACCCCGACCACATGCGCGGCATCAAGGACTCTTCCGACTTCATCAACTACTCGGTCTTCTCCGCGCCCCAGAAACTCGTCGATTCGGAAGTCGGCGAGTACGCGGGTGTCAAGTTTGTCGAAGAGAACAACGCTTTGTCCAGCCCCGCAGGAACGAACACCGCGGGTCTGGCTGAAGCGTTCTACTTCGGCGCGGACAACGTCGTCGAGGGTGTCGCGGTGGCCCCGCACATCCGGTACAAGATCCCGCAGGGCTACGGCCGCGACCGCGGCGAGTCTTCGTATGCGGTGCTCGGCTTCTCGCCCGTCTGGACGTTCAACACCGATTCAGAAGATCACGCCGTCCATGTCTCTTCGACCTAGGCGGTAACGAGTTCGACAGCGGGCTTCGGCCCCATCGAAAGGGAGTTTCGACATGAGCATCAAGTCGCGGCAGTTGGGTCAGACCAAGATTTTCTTCGCAGCCAACGCGCTGACGATCACGACCGGCGCGTTGTCGCTCGGCGTCTCGGCCCCGGTTGGTCAGACGATCGGCCTCATCCAGGGCTTTAAGCTCTCGGAGTGGGTCACGACCAACGAGGTCTGGCGTCCGCTCGGCGTCAACGTGATCTGTACGACGACCTTCACGGTCGTTGCGCCGATCTTCACGCTTCAGAAGGCTCCGCTCGCGTTGCTTGGCGCCAACGCCTACGTTTCCGCGGCGACTGGTGGAGTGGCGACCGGCGGCCCCGCCGCGGCTGGACTGCTCGTCGCGCCGGGTACCGCGTACTACCCGTTCACTGGCGGCACGGCGACCCAGACCAACATCGCCCCGTACACTTTCGCTGCGGCTGACGCTGCAGGCGACGTGTGGCGTGTCAACGTGACGACGGGCGTTACGGCGGGCGTCGCGAACCTCCACATCCACTACGTCAACTTCGAAGTCGCTGGTATCTCCGACGCGCTGGCCACTTACTAGGAGAACGAATGGCTTCTGCTTCTCAGCCGATTCAGAATCGCATCCCGCGTGGAGTGAAGTTTCTCCCAGAGGAATCGACGACTCTTGAGGAGGTCATCCAGAAGGTTACGAAGATGCACCGCGAGCAGGCGGCTCGGACGATGCTCACGTGGGACCCGAAGCATCTTCCGGTCTCGGGCGAAGCGAAGATGATCGGCGCGGAGTTATGCCTCTCGCTACCCTACGACCTCGTCGATAGGCGTTACTACATTCAGAACGTGCGGATCTACAAGACCAACGGCGAGGAGACCTCGCTCGACGAGATCGCTGAAGAGGACGGCACAGGGCTTCTCTACATGCACGTCAAGGACGCCTACGAACACCACAAAGCCGAGGCGGTAAAGGCTGATTCGAACCTCTGCCAGTGGTGCTACCTCTTCTCCGCGAAGACCCAGAAGGACTATCTCGAACACATGGTTCAGAGCCATCCCGAGGTGGTCCAGAAGGTCGCGTTGGGCGAGAAGGTTCTGGACGAGCCGCCGAACCCGAGGTGCCTGGAGTGCCATCGGGAGTTCGACTCGATTCCGCGGATGGAGTACCACATGTTGAGGAAGCACGGAGTCGAGCGGCAGTACCGGCCTGCGGAGAAGACAGAGAAAAAGGTTGATTCGGTAGAAGCCCCCGTAGAACTGTGAGGTGAGCCATCGCTCGTGATTTCCTCGCCATCCTGAGGCGAGTTGAGGCTCACTACATGCAAGCGCAGGGCGGGGCGTCCCGCGACGAAACCCTGCGATCGGTTCTTGTTTCATTCGCCAATGACGCGATAGACGAAATCGACCGGCGCCAGCGGTGGCTCCTGTCATTTGCCGAGCCGACGGTAACGACCGCGTCGGGTACTCAGACCTACACGCTGCCGTTCCCAGCCCCTACAGCCGGATCGGGCCTGACGTCGAACCTCTACATGCAGCGGGCCTACTGGGAGGACGCCAACGGGAGGATCAACCGGATGCTGCGCTACTCCAAGGAGGAGCTCCAACGGCTCTACGGTGACCCGACCGGGTCGAATCCCAATACCGGGCAGCCGAAGTATTTCGCGGTAGAGCCCACGACGTCGCAATCCGGCGGGGCTCTCTTCGGGAGTCCCCAGATGCAACTGATCGTCTACCCGTGTCCCGACGGCACCGGGCCGGTGTCGGGAAACTACGTGATCCACGTCTCTGGCTACTGGGAAACGCCGTCGATAATCGAGACGACCGGGACGATCTCTGGGCCTCCGACGACGACCCTGACGGTACAGTCCGGGCCGTTTCTGACTACCGCAAACGCCATTCCTTCAGATGGTACCGGGTACGGTCTGACCGTGTCGATTCGTGGCGCGGGCTTTGCCCAGTCTCCTACCGTCAACGACGACCACACGACGCAGTGGTCGCTGATTTCCGGAAACGCGGTGACGCTGTCGCTGGCGGCCCAGACCGCGGTGAGCTCGGCTCAGGTGTTCTTCAACTCCACCAACTGGATCATCCGGCACTTTCCCAAGGTGCTTCTCTTCGGAATGCTGCGAGAGATCGCGAACTACTACGGGAACCTTCAGGACTATCCGGTCTGGGAGGCGCGGTTTCAGGAGCAGGTCGAGCAGATGTCCAAGTACGACTTCGACCGTTCCCGCGGGGTCGATCAGGAAGCGGTTGCCGTGCCGGGCCAACTCGCATCGTCGCTGCGGCGGCTTGAGGGCTTCTCGACGATTGACGTTCGCGGCGGCGCCTTCTAGTGTCGAGCAATCCGCCTCAAGGCTCTCCGGTTCCTCTGCCGCCGCCGGGCAGCGAGGCTCGGCGCATCCTCATCGTCTCCCCAGCGGGGTCGATGTACGACAACTCGTGGCCCCCGCACAAACTCTCCGAATGGGACACGAATACCTGGCAGCGCATCGACTCGGGCTCGGTCTACGCCTACGACGCGATCACGCCGATTGGCGGCCTGCGGAACATGATCTCCAACGGCTCGCTCGTCGCGTCCCTCGGCGGCTCCCCGGTCAACCTGCTTCCATCCCCCGGCTCTGCCGCGCCCGTTGCGGTGAGGCTCGGAGTTACGACCAACGACACCGCTGGCAACATTCATCCGATCGTCAACGAGTACGGCTTCATCCACCCAAACGTTCGGGCCGATCTGACCAATCGCTACACGTTCATGGCCAATGGCGAGCCCGTCTTTCAGGACACCAACGGCTCGACCTACGCGGCGAGTCAGGAGTCGTTTTACTTCGGTGCTGCTTCTCTGACGGTAGACGTTCCCGCAGTGTCCGCGGGCGGCCTCGGGACCTTCGTCACCATCACGAAAAACGCCGGGACGAACAACTTCCTGACGGCGACTCTGGTCAACGCTGGCGGGCCGCCGGGAACGAACTACCCATACGTGCCCTCGAGGAATTTCGTCTGTGCTGGCGACGTCATCCAGATCACTCAGACCGGAAACGTCTACTGGCACCGGATCTCGAGCGTGAATCCGGACGGCGTTCATTTGACGATCACTCCGCCGTGGGGCAGGAAAGCCGACGGGACGGTCAATGGGGCGACTGGCGCGGCATCAGGATTAGTCGCGTCCGTCTGGCGGACCGGATACAACTCCTTTTCCCGCGTCGTCTCGATGTTCAACTCCTCGAACCAGCTTTGGTACAACTACTACTGCGGCAATTTCCTTTCGATGACCCCGAAGTTGGCCTTAGACGGCGGCTTCGGGCCGAGCGTCATCCAGTGCTTTACCCGCGAATCCTCTGGCGGCGCCGGGTCGATCCACTTCATGTCTCCGCAGAACAGCGCGGCACAGGATCTCCGGGCCATAGACATCGCGTCCTATAAGGGTTTCCTGCTCTACGGGTACGGTTCCGCGATCGGATGGAGTGTTACCCCCTTTCCGTCATCCTTTACGACTGGGTTTGGAGCGACGGACTTCCCGGCCTCGAACGTCTCCGTGATCGCGCCGGACGACTGGTTCGTCAGTTTCGAGTGGCTCGGGGAGCAACTGATCGCCATTTTCCAGGGCTCGATCTGGCTGATCCAGGCGAGCGGGTCGATTCCGGAATTCAGCTTCTTCAAGCTGCCGGAGCCCGTAGGCTGCTACCTCGCCAACGCCGGCCAGTCCACCCAGATCAACGTGACGAACACTTCGACGCACTGGCGGCCCAGTTGCTCCGGGCGTGCCGCGGTGTACTACACCTCCCGCACGTCGCTCTTGAAACTGGCCGGAACTACCGCGACGAAAGTCTCGGACAAGGTCAACTACCTTTACGCGACGATGACGACTTCTCAGGTCTGGACTCCGACGTGGGAAGCCTCGAACGACATCGTCTACTTGAACGGCCCCGGCAACACGGACGGTCTGAGCTACCGGCCGACACTCGATACCTGGGCGCTCTTTGGAGACGACTCGCAGGCGGTGATGACTCACCGGGGCCTTACGGGCACGACGTTGAATCCCGGGACCTATCAACTCGGCTCCTACAACGCCGCGTTGAACAAGGAGCGGATGGAGGTCTGGGACTCTAGGGCCGGGGCGCCGTGGTCCGGGTACTCGCCGTCCTCGACTGCCTGGAAGTGGGCAACCCCGGTCATCAACATGGGTGACGAATATCACCAGTTCCAGTTTGCCGGGTTTCAGTTCGACGGGGTACCGACAAATAGTGTCACCTTCGCGGTCTACGGCGGCCCCTACCCTGCCGCGATGGTTCAGCGGCTTTCCGGAACGATATCTGCGACGGACCTCGGCAACCGGCGGCTCTACGGCGGCAAACTCGATGACGCGTTCATCGGTATCGTCATCTCGGGCACGTCCTGGGCTCAGATTTACTGTCTGAACAT